GTAAGCAAGTTAATCATCTAATTGCACTACTCAATATCATTACTAGGGGTGCATGATGGCTAATGCTCAAACAGACTTTGCGCCAGAGGTACGCAATAGCGCCTGGTGGTCTGGTGATTCCCGCATGGCTGCCAATGGTCGTGCGGTGGATGTCATACTCACCAAGCAAGGTAAACGAGAAGCGCCTGACTTATCCGATGTGGAAGCGGTACAGATGGGTCATATCATGCAGCCTGTCATTGGGCGCTTGTTTCAAGACAAACATAAGATGGAGTTAAAGGAAGCGGACTATGCTCTCACTCACCCCAAACACAATTGGATGCGTTCTCATTTTGATTTCATTAGCGCAGATGGTACTGTGCTTGTTGAAGCTAAAAACTATAATGCTGGAGTTCGTAATAAGTTTGATGCCGATGCTAATCGGATTCCTGATGCTGACCTTGCCCAGCTCATACACGAATCTGCTTGTCATAATATCCATCGTATATTTTTGGCTGTTCTATTTGGTGGAAACGAATTTGTAACCATTGAGTTTGACATCACCGAGGGTATGAAAGATGACCTGGTGCAGCGTATGGCGAAGTTATGGGCGTATTGCAAGACCGACACCCTACCACCCGCAGAAACCATAGAGCAAACCAAACTGGTATATCCAACCAGCACCGATGAAACGATTGTTGCAACGCAAAATGTAGAGGTAGCAGTCGCCCAGCTCAAGCAATACAAGGCTAGCATCAAAGCGCTTGAGGATCAGAGCGAAGCAATAGAGGTAGCAATCCGCAACACCATGGGAGATAAGGGTGAGATCGTATCCATCTCAGGAGATACCTTAGTAACCTGGCGCAGTAGTAAGAGCAGTAAGCGCTTCTCAAGTGATCTCTTTAAACAAGCAATGCCCGACATTTACGAGCAGTTTGTGATTGAGCAGCCTGGCAGTCGTAGATTTTTAGTGAAGTAAAGACACCTAATGAAAGGGGATAAGATGAGCAATATTGTGAGTTTTACCGATATGTCGCAGATGGCAGAAGCAATAGCCAAAAGCGGTTTATTCGGCATGAAGGATACCAATAGCGTACTAGCGCTAATGGCAGTAGCACAAGCGGAAGGTATGCACCCCGCCACAGCAGCACGGGATTTTCATATCATTCAAGGCAGACCAGCATTAAAAGCCGATGCGATGCTAGCAAGGTTTCAAAATGCGGGCGGTAAAGTTCAATGGAAGGATTACACAGATGAACAAGTTACAGGCGTATTTAGTCACCCCAACGGTGGAGAGCTTGCCGTTACCTGGACAATCGAACAAGCAAGCAAGATCGGGCTGGTCAAACCAGGCTCGGGCTGGCAAAAGTTCCCAAGGGCAATGCTACGATCCAGGTGCATTTCAGAAGGTATACGAAGCGTCTTTCCTGGATCAGTTACAGGGTTCTACAGCCCTGAAGAAGTGGCTGATTTCGAACCCAAAGACATGGGAAAGGCTGTCAACCTCTCAGAGATTAAAAGCGATGAGCTTACCATTGACGAAGATAGCGGGGAAGTAGCACCACCCATGGTCAAGGGTAACTTTGCTGCCCATGTCCATAAACTCCATCTGTATGTGCCAGGTCAAGAAGAACCCTATGCAACCTACTTATCCCTAGAGGATTGGATTGAGGGGTTTTTAGACATCTTTAGTCGTATCCAAAACTCAAGTAAGTATGACGATAAAGAGAAAACCAAGAAGTACAACCAATTGCGTGCTGCCAATGATGCCTTTACAAAGACATTTAGTGGTACGCAAACATCGAAGTTTTTAACCAAAATAGCTGAAATAAGGAGAGATTGATGAGTAATGGACATATCGCCCAGATGGGCAAAGGCGTATTGTTTGGTAACGCTGATAAGAAGCATGAGAAAGCACCCGATTGGAAGGGTACACTCTTGCTTTCTGAGGACTACAAAGCGGGTCAAACACTCAAGATTGCTGGCTGGACTAAGAACACCCCTAAAGGGCAGTTGATTAGCTTGTCTGAGGATACTTGGAAACCACAAAACCCCCAGCAGTACCCCAGAGAAACCAATGCCAATGACGGTGAAGTACCATTCTGATTAAGCTGGACTTGCCCTACCCGCCATCCATTAATAACTATTGGATAGCGAGTGGGCATCGTAGGTTTATTAGTAAGCGTGGGCAGTTATTCCGCCAAGAAGTAATGGTAGCGTGTTTACAAGGGAGAGTACCAAAATTGGGTTCACAGTCGCTCATGGTTCACATTATTTTGCAACCACGCAATAAGAAGTTGATGGATATTGATAACTGCGCCAAAGCAATTTTAGATAGCTTAGAGAGTGCGGGCGTTTTCAGTTCGGATGTCCAGGTGCAAAAGCTACTAATCGAGCGTGGCAAGCAGATTAAAGGCGGTGGCTGCCAAGTAATGATTGAAGTAATCCCCTCTAGCTCAGAGGAGAATCCGCAAGGATAGTTAGGTAAGGTGCGCCAGCCATCTCTTTGAGCAAGCTGGCACTAACAAGGAGATACCATGAAACCAGTTCCATACAACACAGGCAAGGTCATGATTGGCAGCAAGTATGTACCACCACCGATTAACTACATGGATGAGGATAGCGAGTTCATTCAAAGCGTGGTGCTAGGCTTGTGGGAAAGAGAGCGCTTGGCGCAAGTCAAGTGGATTTCTTACTTATTGGCTTTGTTGCTGTGCATCATTTCGTTGATGGCATTGAGGTAGCCATGGACTTTAATCAAAAAGACGATAGCTTCATGGATACCGTTTGCAAGCTACTCATCATTTTTATAGTGATTCTGCTTGCCTTTCTGATTAATTGGATTATTGCTAGAACATGATCTACTTCTTATCCAGCCTAGATACTTATGAGATTGCTTGGGCAGCCGCAGAGCGCTGTAAGTTCAAGCGGGATCATGGGCTTATCAACTATAAGCGGGTTGACCGAGTGCGGGATAACTTTGCCGTTGCCAGAGAAGGACTAACGGGCGAGTGGGCGGTCAGCAAATATTTGGATTTACCCGTAAATACCGAAAATTATTTGGGGGGTGACAAGGGATACGATTTTGAATATCGAGGTCTAAAGGTCGATGTTAAGACCACACGGGCTAAGTTCTTATTGTTTACCAAGCTCTCTAACTTCAAAGCCGATGCAGCCATTCTAGTGCGCTACCACAAGGATTTTATTGTGGAGATTGTAGGCGCAGTCACACGGGATGACTTTGTTAAGCACAGTCAAATTAAAAACTTAGGTTATGGCGATAACCATGTGATGACACCCGAACAATTAACACCCATTGAGGAATTTAAAAATGCAAGAGAACGACAAGAAGCCTAAGATTTTTATAGCTACACCCATGTATGGTGGGATGTGCGCTGGTTTTTATACCCAGTCAATCATTCAATTACTTACCACTTGCCAGGCTAATGGCGTGGATGCAGAGTTTAGCTTTATGTTTAATGAAAGCCTAATCACTAGAGCTAGGAACTCATTAACTCATACCTTTTTAAAGACGGATTGTTCGCATTTAATGTTCATTGATTCGGACATTAAGTTTCGAGCCGAGGATGTAATCCACATGATCCGAGCTGATAAGGACATACTCTGTGGAATCTATCCGAAGAAGGAGATTAACTGGCACTCGGTCAAGGCAGCCATGGATCGGGGTGTGCCATTCGATCAGCTTAAAAGCCATACGGGTAGCTTTGTTGTGAACCTAGTCAATTATGTGGGCGAGGTGACTGTACCAGTCAATGTGCCAGTCGAGATATTCAATGGCGGTACAGGCTTTATGCTGATTAAGCGTGAGGTCTTTGGCAAGCTCGGAGAATCAGTACCGAGCTACTCCAATGATGTGGTTGATCTAGGTGGCAAGATGCAACAGTCTGAACCGATCAAAGAGTTCTTTACCACTTCCATTGAGCCAGGCACTAATCGTCTGCTCTCCGAGGATTACCACTTTTGCCGTATCTGGCGTGAAGCGGGAGGGCAAGTTCATGCTGCGCCATGGTGTCAGCTATCGCACATTGGCACTTATGCCTTTGAAGGTCAACTTACACCAACGGCATAACTATGAAAATACATACAGTAGAAGGTAAGCAATTAGAGTTTAATGATGAGAACTTAGTGGCGGTGTACCAGGAGAAGTACCGTTTGTATGACCGTTTCTTGCCACACTTAGCCAGTTACCTAGAGGGTACTGTGGTGGATGTCGGTGCGAACTGTGGTGCATTAGCGGTAGCCATGGGAGTTAAGAATCCAGCCCTAGAGTTTGTGTGCATTGAGCCAGAAGATAAGCACCTACAGCACTTGCACAAGAATGTGTTGCAGATTAGCAACAGAGTTCAGGTAGATCGGGCTAAGATTGGTACGCAATATAAATTACTAGACAAGGTAATCGAGCAGTTTGAGGTAAAGGATATTGGCTTACTCAAGATTGATGTGGATGGTTACGATTGGGATGTGATTGACAGTTACTCGTTTAGCCAAAAGCCACCCATCTACATTGAAGAAGATTTTAAGTTGCCCGATCAATATGCTAAATACTATGCAATGAATGAAAAGCTATCAGAACTTGGATATAACAATATCTGGATGTTTGATAACTTTGGCTGCCTAATTGGATTTACAAAGGATTGGGATATGGTCAACACCTTAAACTCGTATGTTGATCGAATGAAACACGGCAAATCCCAAGTAACTATGTATTACCTTGACTTACTTATTTGCCAAGACCAGGATGTTGATAATCTAGGTCAAGGCGTAATGAGCTATATCAGCGCTTAGTCTTGCGCTTGGCAGTCTTAGCGGAACGGACAAAGGCTTCCTTGGTTGGATAGCCTTTCTGTCCTGGCTCTTTAGGCGGTAAGCCCTTCTCTCTGCGCTTATTGATGTTGTAGTACAAACCCTTCTTTATCGGCATTTCCATCTCCTTAATGATGCTTTAGCCCTAGTCGCTGGACCTTTAGCCTTACGCACAACTCCAGCCATACGAGCGCAGAATGATGCCTTACGCCCTTTGTCAGACTTGGTACGAGGGTTAGGTGCTGGTGCTTGGAGATTGCTGCCTGTAGCTCGGTTTAGCTTGGCTCGACCTTTAGCAGTCAAGCCAGCGCCAGCCTTTACAGATAGCTTCTCTCCACGCCCAACAGACAGACTAGGATTCTTCTTAGCCATTAACGCTTCATCTTACGACCAGAAGCCTTCTTCATGGCATCACGCTTCATCGCTGCATCGGAGTACATACGACCAGCAGCAGCTTCACGCTCACCACCTTCTTTCTCCATTTGACGGGCAGACTTGCCACGATCCTCAACGGGTTGCATTTGCTTTTTATCTTCCATTATCTAGTTCCTTTTCTCATTTGACGGGGTTTTGGTTTTCCAGCAGTACGCAACGCAATCGCAATTGCTTGCGGTTGTGGGCGACCTTCTTTGACCATTTTGCTAATGTTAGCGGATACGGTCTTTTCACTACTACCTTTTTTAAGTGGCATTATTTAACTCCTAAGTATTGTTTAACCATGTCTAGCAATTCAATTTGTTCTGGGCTATAAGAACGCTGAATATCCTCTGGCGACCATTGAGAAAATGGATACGCTCTAAAGTAACCAGGTAAACCACTCGTTTCGTACCATTGTTCGTATGGTCTATTTTCTCCATACTGCTCTTTTTCAAACAAATACTTGTTTTGCATAAACTCTTGCTGCTCTGGAGATAAAGACTTTCCAAACTGTTGATAATAGTCAATCATTTTTGGATCGTTGTAAATCATATAGTGCGATGCAATATCGCCTAATACATCAATTGGTCTAGTCTTTGGATCAAATATTTCAATGCCAGGCTTGCCCATTGGTAAGTCTTTTGGTCTTGGATAATCAGGTGAGCCAACCTCGTCTGGGGGGTAATATTCTAAAAATCCTTTACCAGCACCAGGAGAATACTTATAACCAATATCCAGGTCTTTTAAAATTGGGTATTCTTTTCTAGCTTGCTCTAAAAGCATTGGATCATTCTGTTTGGCAACCATGTCCATAACACCATAGTCCATTGCGGGTGGTGTTAGATCACGGTCTTGCGCAACCATGGTCATCATTTCAGAATCGTTAGGCATATTGTCTAGTACCAGTCCGATCAATAATTAAAGCCTGTTGGCGTGGCTTGTCCTCTGGGTTGTTAGGGATCGAGATATGTGTCCAGCGGTCAAACTCCCGAATGATTTGATCGTATCCTAAGCCAGCAGCCATCACAGCCTTGACCACCTCATCAGGGGTCATGCCTGGCACACGAATGTCAGCAGCGCACCCAATTCGGTGTTGGCTGGAATCTCGGCTTCCAACAGCATCATTCACGGCTTTACTACGGAAAGCGGAATTAATCATTACTGGCTTACCACCTAGTGCAGTTTTAACTTGCTCTAAGAACTTAGCAAGGCGGGTAAGGTTTGCTAGTTCGTCTGCGTTTGGGGTGTTGTCAAACTGCCGATGATCGGTATGGGTTAACTCCTCAAGAGTAAAGTGCAGACTAAGCGGGGTTATCATTTTTCTTAGCTTTCATGTCCATAATCTTTTCGAGGGTTCTACCACCAAAGTAAAAGCTCATAATGAGCATACCCCATTGACCAAGCAGTTCTACATAGTTATTGTTGACTTCAATTTCGGCAGCGGATAAGCCAGCAAAACTGGTGTAAACAAACAAAATAAAGATTAAGGTCATTGGTCTAATGTTCTTGGATAGCCAAGAATCACTAGCCATATCCGCTTGCGCCCGTTTAGTAAGTTCTTGGGTTTCTATATTGTCGGCATTAAGCTCTGCTAGTCTGCCTTCTTGTTGCATCTGTAAGAGTTCTTTTTGAGCCTTGGCTTTGGCTTCAGGATCGGGGATAAACTTGTCTAGGACTTTCATCCCAACATCGACTAGTGCCATTAGCGGAATCATTTTTTACTCCCCCATACAATAAAATAAGCAATCCAAGCTGCTGCCATAAAACACCAAAACTGTACCGAGCGAACCTTTGACAACTCGGCATCAAAATAATCTTTGTCTGCCTTTTCCAGCTTCTCAATTTCAGTCTTAATCTGTATTAACTTATCCCACTCTTTAGTGCCGTACTTCTTGACAAAATCTACCCTTAGTTTGTACTCCTCATCCGTAATTTGTTTACGGTATTTGTACTCCTCAAGGGCTTTAAATATTGCCCGTTCCTTCTTTAACTCTGCTTCTCTGCGCTCACGAATCTTTGCTTGCGCTCTTTGTCTTGCTACATCAACTGCTTCTTTCTGTACTTCTTCAATGTTCTTGCCAATCTCCCGACCAGCTTCACGACCTGTTTTGATCCCCTCGCTGATGCCTTTAGCGCCAGCAGATAACCCCAGTTCGTCTGACATACATCATTGCAAGCCTTCACCTGGCGTGACATATACGGTTGCAGTTCCAGTCGCTACGATTGCAGATACATAGAATACATAGCCACCTTCAGTAGTTGGTATGCGAGGTGCAGTAAAAATAGCTGTTTGATTATTATGTAGGACTGTTCCGTAATTTGGCGTTCCAGCGACAGGAATGGCAACATTGGATGTGGATGTTGTGCCACAACGAATGAACACCTCGCCAGCCGTACCGTTGTGGATACGGAGTTGATTGCATGGGGAATCGGCTGTTATAGCTACGGTGTTAGCGGATGTAGCTACATTTATTCGAACCGTTTTGCCCATCTCTTGAAATGGGATATTGTTCGCCATTAGATAATGTCCTTCCCACCAGCGTTGCCAGGCTTGGAAGTCGGTGATTTTTTAGGGTCTGTACCACCAAAGTTAAACATGGAGCGATAGCCACCATTAGGCAATTGTCCTGGACTCCAAGCTACTCCACCACCCGTTGTATCCGATGGTGCTTGTGGTCGGCAAGCGTAAGTGTAGTCATAGCCTTTATTCGGTTTTGTTAACGGAGCTTTCATTTGGTTCTCTCTTTCGTGTGTTGAGTAGAAGATAACTGAAAAGGCAGAAAAACGCCATAGTTCCTAGTCTTTCCAGAGTTGGTTCGTACATTGTCCAGCACGCTAGGCTGAAGGTTAAAGCTAAAGCCAAAATCACCATCAAGCGGTCTGAGATGACCTTTAATGCTAGGCGTATTAATGCGACTGCTTCCATAATTATCCCCTGAATGATTAAACAAGTTCATAGTTTAACCTTCCTCATCATCTGTTGCAATAAACCCACTACCCCATTCATCGTCAGAAATCTTCTGTTTGAGCTTTTCCACATTAATGGCACGGTCTAGCACCTTGCACTTGTCCGTTAGGGATGCTTCTGGATCATTCATCACATCCGCCAGCAAGACTTCGATGGCGCTTTCAAGTTCTGGGTTCAAACCCTTAGATTTCTTGACCATTTAATCTCCAGCCATTGCGCCAGCAGCGGTGGTCAAACTAGTCCTAATGATCCAGCGTGCGGTTTGGGCAGCAGAACTTGGCTCAAGTGTCATTTCGACAACACGAATACGGTCTGATATTTGCTTAGATTTAGCGGGTGTAATTAACTGGTTGTTTTCTAAAGCTGGTTTAATTAAACGATTCCAGTTATCACCAACTGTGCCTGGAGCTGCTCTGGATAGGGTTGTATTAATGGCTTCGTTAAACGCAGCTAATACATCTTTATCTTGACGAATTAAGGGCGCTAATTGATTTAATCGTTCAGTTTGTCCACCAAGGATAATCTTTTCAATTTCCCTAACTGGATCGCCAGTCATACCTAATTGCCGTAGTTTGCCAGCAGCGCCCATTAACTCTTTTGCTTTTTGCTCACCTTCTTTGGCAATCTGTTTGGCGCTTTTTTGACCTTCGACTAAGGCGGCATTAGCAGCTTTTTCTGCGTCTGATTTAGCTTTGTCTGCTGCGGTTTGTGCAGCGCCAGGCAATGCCTTCATCTCGGTTTTTAAGCCTTGTGCCAAGGCGGTTGTCTTTGGTACAACGGATTCAGCACGGGTAATGGCTGCCAAATGGTTATTAACACGCCCTGATAGGTTGGGGAATAAGTCTAACCACTCTTTATTATCAAAAGCAAACTTCTCCACTTGTTTAGCATTGCTATCCCGCAAGGTTCTTGCTACAAAGTCAGAAGCGGATTTCTCTACTAAATTTTGATCTCTAGTCAGATTTAACAAATCTTGAACTTTTTTACGGCTAGAGAAGAATTCTCCTGGCAAGCCAGAAGGATCGTAAGTTAAGTATTCTGGGTTAATTTGATCGGTTTTAATGAGCTTCTTGCCAGCGGGTATCTTGAGGGCATTTAAGAGTTCGGTGCTTTCTGCATAGTTTTTCAATAAAGAATCAAACTGCCCGTCTGTACCACCCGCATATTGAACTTGAGCTTTGCGGATTTTGTCATACAGATCGGCAGCTTGTTGCTTTTGCAAACCCTTAAAGCCAGCTACTTCCTTGCCATTAAAGACTTCGCCCAAGCGCCTACGGATGTGGTCCATTGCTTCAAACGCAGTCGGAACTTTGCGAGAAATAGCTTGTCCAGTTTGAGCATCAATTCCTTCAAAAATAACTTGATCGTCAATAGATTTAAGGATATTTTCATAAGTACCTTTTAATTGCGTTTCTGTAACGGGTGCAAACTTCACATCCTTACCAGGCTTACCACGCACCAACTGTTTGTTTAAAAAGTCTTTTAATTCGGTAAAGGCTGGCGTGGTTTGAATACCAATTCCCTGTGCTTCTTTACCACGAACTAAGTCATCTACCCCTTTTCTAGCGATTTCATAGGCTTGGTTGATGGCTTTTTGCTCATCACCAACTACCTGAACAACACGATTTTGCAAGGATGATCCAATGTTTGACAACGGCACATTAATATCGCCAATCTGGGATAAGGAATCTCTTGCTCTACCTGTGGCTTGTTCACCAGCAGCCCTAGCTCTACCTGAAATACCGAGCTTTTGCTGCGCCTGAACAATGGAAGAATCAATAATAGACTTGGCTCTAGCATCTCCCTCATCCCGTATGCGTTTTGCTTCATCACGGCTTACAAGTAATGCTTTTTCTGCACGGGTTCGGTATTCAGAAAGCACCTGATTAGCTTGGGATTGGGCTTTAGTAATGTTTTCAGATACTTCAGACTGTATCTTTTGATCGGCATTTTTTAATGTATCAAATACTTGACGGTACGCATCGGTATCTGTTTTAGATACTCGTAGCCTATCGGATTGTAAAAATTGATTCAGGGGTACTTTGTTTCTAAAGTTTTCCAATTCCCGTGTAGCAGCTTCTACAAACTCACTTTCACCACCAATTAGCTTTTTAGCGCCAGCTAGCATTGTTTTAATGCCAGTAGGAGCTTGCATTAGGGTAGTTGCAGCCGTAAATGCTCCTGGTCCTAAAAAACCACCAACCGTTTCAGCTATATTCTTGCGAGTTACTTGAACGCCAGGAATATCTGCAACCACCTTTTCACCACCAGGAACTATCTTTCCAGCCAATTCAGCGCCACCACCTGAAATCGTACCAGCAGCAGCACCACGCAATCGTGCGCTTCTTGCTAATTGACCACCAGCTAATAAAAATGGAGCAACAGCAGCACCACCAGGTACAGCGGGAGCTACCATTCCAGCGCCAGTCATAATTTCTGGCATTGCATATCCAACAACTCCACCAGCGCCCATAGCACCTAGAACATCTTTTCCTTTATCAAGTAATGTTTTTCTTGGAGCTTTTGGTTCTTCAACCTTTACTTCTGGAACAGTTGGCAATCCAGAATCATCAAAACCCTTACCTTTTGGCGTGGGTAAATCAGAAATATCTGTTTTTACTGGTTTTGGTAGATCGCTAATGTCAACCATTATCTGTACCCTTGACTAGCTAAATAATCCTTTGCATCTTGTTCGTTGCCATCAAAATTCTCATCCGCATAGGTTTTTAGCTTATCGCCAGTTGGCATTGGCTTTGCCTGTGCTTGTGTTGGCGCTTGTGGCGACTGTGGCAAATTATCTTCTTGCGGTCTTAAATTAGGATATTGACGCTCTAAACGCAATTGTTCCTTAGTCATTTCCGTTAAACTTTGATTAATAGCATTATTAATTGCTTCATAAGGTCTAAAACCAGCTTGGTAAAGGGGAGCAAGAATCTTGTTCTCAACCTTGGTCAAAGCCTTACCAGCAGTTTCAAATTCAGAACTTCTAAATAGAGCTAGAGTTCTAATTAGCTTAATAGCTTCTGGATCATCTCTAAAGTTATATTCTGCAAGACGATTATCAATACCAATTAAGCCAGAAAGCTCATCCCACTTGCCTTCATTTTGCAATCTTGTCAATATTGGCAATGCTTCTTGAAGTTGCGGAACTATTTTTTCTCTAAGGCTATGCGCTTGAATCATTACTATAGGAATCTTTCCACCACCAGCGCCAGCACTTTTCATTTCAGCAATCTTTAACGCATTGGCTCTGCCTAATTCTTTATCAAGAACATCAATGGATTGTTTTAAAATGGTGTTAGCACGCACAATTCCCTGTTTAGCATCCACAGCTCTAATAATGTCGCTTCCTAGTCCAGCAATAGCCGTACTTCTAATTTTTTGAGCTTCAGCCATGTTGTACGGCATCATCGCAATAGAACGGTCAAACTCTTTGCTAGCACGATCTAGCTTGCTTTGTAATATTTTGTATTGTTTGTCAAACTCAATTTGATCCCGCTTAAACTCATCAGCACGACCTCGTTGGTATCCAGACATCATGCCAGTCATTGACTTGATAGCACCTAAACCAGCTTGTTTACCACCCGTATTACCCGCAATTTGACCTACAACCCCAATAATGCTGGCAAGTGTAGCCATACCACCAAGGGTTTCTTTGCTAACGGTAAACTGGCTCATGGCTCGTTCTGCTTCATCCATAATGCCTTGCTCACGGGAACGGGCTTCTTTGACAAACTTGCCTTCTTCGGCACGGTAAGCAGCTTCAATCTCAGGCAATGCCTTTTCTTTAGCAATTTTGGCTTCAGTTTCTCTTTCCTGTAAACGCCTTTCTTCTCCAGCCAATTCAACGGCTACACCAATACCTTCTTTTGGGCTTTTAATGCTTGATGCCTTTTGAAGCAAAGGATCAATTCCACCCATTTGAGTATTTAAGTCTGGATTAAACTTTCCAGGACCAAAACCGATGTCCATTTCTGCCATTACCCTCTCCTAACTGGCGTGGTTACTTGGTAAACGGGTGCTTGACCAAGAATAAACGGAGCAGCCATCTGTGCTAATTGGCTATAAAACTGTTGATTTGCAGCATTGATGGCTTGATCTGCCTGTAAACCAGTACGAATAGCACCTTGGATATATTGATCGCCAATATTACTAATCCGCAATCCTAGGTCAAATTGGTTTTGAACCAAACGCTGCGTTAAATCGGCTATTTGGTTTTGAGCTTGAGCAGCACCTACACCACCACGGGTTGCAACACCTTGTTGAAGTTGCGCTCTAGCAGCATTTAATATTTGGCGGTTGACTGGGCTTAGTTCGCCACGCTCGGCAGCACCCCTAAGTTGTGCGCCAGTTTGCTGATATGGTCTGCCAAGGGCTGCTAATTCTTCCTTGAATGCTTCTGCTTGTTGTTGGGCTTGACGGGTTCTTGCTAGGTTTTGAGCAGTTAAGCCGCCTGTTAGCAATGCACCTAAACCAAGGCGAGGTAAATCTTTTTGGCTAATGCCCAAGCGATCCATTACGCTTCGTGATGGCGCAACAGCTTCCTCAAACCCTGGCTGCGCTCTTGCAAATTCAGCAGCCGTTGGGGTACGACCACCATAAAAACCACCCTCTTGCGCTTCTACATCACCGCCAAATGCGGGAGCTTGCGCTTGAAAAATATCCTCTGCCACACCTGGAGCTGGAGTAAAACCACCAGCGCCAGCGCCACCAGAATAGTAATCCATGGGCGTGGTATAGCCATAATCTTGCACTTGTTGAGGAGTAAAGTCTGCTCCCTGAGTGTCGTATGATTCTACAGGCGGGTTATAAACACCTTCACCAAAGCCAATGTCATAGCTGTAATCTTCTTGAAACTCAGGTAATCCCGTTGACGGATTCATTGATCCTGAACCACCACGCTTCTTTAAAAGGGCTGCTTCTTGAGGGGTAATGTGGGCTAAAACCGTATCCCTTCCACGACCTTGAGAACGGATTAACTCTGCTAATGCTGGTAAATCAGCACTCAAAGATTTCATTAAAAGTTTAGCCATTATTAACTCCCTGTTTCGTCTTTAACACGCAATGAAGCAATATTCCAAACTGGGCGACCAGTAGTTTGTTCTCCACCGCCACCGATCACGGGAGAGCCAGCTCTTAGCGCTTGGGCTAATGCTGATGATCCTGGTGATGGTTGTCCTGTAGTGGTTGCATCCCCCATGGGTGGTGGGGTTGACACTTGACCCGTTGGCGGAGGTGCTTGAGTTCCAGTTTGGCTAGGAGCTAAGTTTTGCGCTGTGAATTGGGCTGCTGTACGACCAGCAGCACTACCCACAAAGCGGGCTAATTCTGGGCTTAATCCCGTGCTTGTGCCAGCAACGCCTTCTTCTCCGTAAAACCCACCTTCTTGGGCTTCGACATCGCCAATGCTGGTATCGGTAAGACCGCTTGTTACAGCACCCGCTATACCGCCAGAAACACCCCCTATGAGTGCGCCACGCCCAACATCTTGACCACGCAAAGCTGATCCTACTGCACCGCTAGTAGCGCCAGATACAGCACCTCTAGCCGCTGCGCTTGCACCAGCACCAAGCTGTGATCCAGCAGCACCGCCAGCTCCACCCGCAGCAGCGCCAATTGCGCCCGCTTTTAAGACATCGCCAATATTTCCACCAGCTACGGCAGTATTGACAGCGCTAGTTGCACCACTAATGGCAGCAGCACCAACAGCAGCGGTAGTCGCTGCACTAGCTCCAGCTACGCCCATGCTGTTCATAATGGCAGCACCTACGGCTGGTCCAGCGTAAACAGTAGCAACTATAGCTACTACGGCAAAAATTACGGGTGTGGCTTGTCCCATTAGAGCGCTCCTTCATCTAATAACTCTTGTGTTAACTTACCAGCCGTTATCCCAGCAGCTAATAACTTGTAATTAATCCCACCTGGTTCTATGTCTTTCTCTGATATAAGATTTTCTCTAATTGCAACCTCAATAGCAATAGGGTACATAGCTGGATTGGTTAAGGCTTCTTCTGCATATTTACCCGCCATCACAATACGCATTGGATCAATACCTACTTGCTTAATAATTCTGCGTAAGTCGTTCTTTGCTTTTAAGACCTCAGGAGATTGCTCTGGAGATTCTTTGCGCTTGATTAAAGCCATGACATCCGTGTCAACTTGTTGCGGTGCGTCATTTTCCATTTTTTCTGGGGAGGGGGAAAGTGGTTTCGTAGCCATAGTTTATAGTCCTAGTCCAGCAGCAATTTGTTGATGAATATAGAGGTGTGAAGCGATCCAATCGTAGAAATCTTCCTCGTTATTGAAGTCCACATCGAGCATATTAAAGGGGTTATTAAGCCCTAAAAGGGTTGAAAATGCTTGATGTTCGACCTGGTGAGCCAATAACCAGTCATCTAGGTTGTCCACGCTAGCATCGGTGATTGGATAAATGGGTACAGAGATACCTAAGTCCATAAAGGTTTCTTGAAACAGCTTATGTTGCGTACCGTTCTCAAAAAGAAACTCTCCTAGGGAATCAACATCCCCAAATTTGACAGTAGAGAGTGTTTCAAAGTTCATTAGTTTATCTTTAAGGCAATAGCAGCCAAAGAAGCCACAATAAAAGCTGCCGAGCCAATTAAAATCTGCTCAATCCGCTTTAATCGGGCGCAAATACTGTCATAACGAATCTCACAGACGGCTTCATGGGTGTTCAATTTAGCCTTTGTTTCGTCAATTAAAAGTTGTGCAGTTTCCATTAAATAATTACCCATCGTGATCCAGAAGAAACGGTAACAACTACACCATTGGCTACTGTGACATTGCCAGTAGACATGGCGTTATAGCCAGAACCAACGGTAGCGTTTGAGCTAACGACATTGGAGTTGTAAAATAAGCCATTCATAGCAGTTACTTGCGTTACATTGGCGTTACCGCTAGTAATGGTAGTGTTGTTCAGGGTTAAGTTGCCTACGGCAGTTTCGGTGCTGCCAAGGGTTAGGGTGGTGTTACCAAGGGTGGTGCTAGCGTTTTGTAGGTTTGCATTGGTTAGGCTTATGCTGACATTGGCAGCCGTAGTTACTCTGCCTTTTGCATCGACCGTAACTTGGCTAACAGTTGTTGCATTTCCATAGATACCCGCAATAACCCCAGTAGTGTTAAGCGAAGGATTTGGATAAGTACCAGAAAGATCACCGCCAGCGCTACCACCAGGACTAACACCAGAAATCGTAACATTGGATGCACTTGTAACTCTCCCTTTACTGTCAACAGCTATCTGGCTTACATTGGTTGCATTACCATAAGTGCCAGCTATAACGCCAGAAACATTAAGACTAGGATTGGGGTAAGTGCCACTAAGGTCACCACCAGCATTACCGCCAGGGGAAGTTCCAGATATTGTGACATTACTAGCACCAGTAAGGCGACCATCAGCACCAACAGTAAATGTACCGACTTCAGTAGATGAGCCATAGTTCCCCGCTGATACTGTCGTGTTTGCAATTGCTAATGTGACATTGCTTGTAAGTGCGCCACCGCCTGATAAGCCTGTGCCAGCAAGCACATTAATGGTATTAGGTACTGCTCCAGATACATTGGCTACGGCAATCGTAATGCCGACATTGGAAGCGCCTGTAAGTTGACCTTGCGCATTAACGGTAACTTGAGCGACTTCACTAGCGCTACCATACACACCAGCCGTAACAGTCGTATTGGCAATTGAAATAGTGCCTGTGGTGGTAATTGGACCACCCGTTAAGCCTGTTCCTGTCGCTACATTGCTGACATAAACAGCTTCGGTGTTATCGACTTTTTGCCAAACTGTGCCGTTAAATATAGCCCAGTCGCCAGGTTGCCAATCGGTTATTCCGTCTAGGTTTGTTGATCCAGCAACGGAAACAACATAGTAGTCGCCTTTAGTGCCGACACCAGAAGTAAGCGTAGGATCGTTAGTCGCAGCATCCCATGTGCCACGATAAATGACACCACCCGCTACGCCACCACCACCACCTGATCCAGCGACCTTGAGCATTTATTCTCCTTACAGTCCATCACCAGGAGTGATGTAAATTGTTGCGTTGCCAGAAGCCGTAATTCCTGTGAAATACGCATTGGGTACAAAAGTTAGAATCTCATCGGTTGTCGGCAGAATGGGTAAAGCATTTTGCGAACTGGTAATAATCTGACAGTTTGCATTGGCTTCCGCAGAAGTTGTGCCATACGCCAAAAAAACGATTACATTAGAACTCGTATTAATAATGCGATACTGGTTACCACCAAGCGTTGATGATAGGCATTGAACGGGTGCTGGTTGCGTAGTATTCGCTAGGAAAGTTACTGTGTTGCCAGTCTTGGTAAAGGCATTGATTCCCATGATCTCTCCTTATGGCAGCGTGGCTATAAAGGCATCCGCTTCAGCTTGTGTCATCACATTCCCATCGGCATCTTGCAGTTCTGCACCATCTAAAACTTGTTTTTTAAAGTTTTGGTAGTCGGTGTTGGCGGGGTCGAATGGAATTAAAGCACCATCAGCTAAACGTTGAACGCTTGTTTCTGTATTGCTTAATTTATTTTTTAATAGTTTATACATAATCATAACTCCGCACTTGCTGTCCAATTACCAGCACCAATTAAGGCTTGCCCAAAAGTTCTACCAGTAACAATAAAATCAATACGAAACTCTTGTGTTGTATTTCTAAAACCAGAAGTTGTCATAGTTGTCCAAGCACTACCATTATAGTAAGACCATTGTCCGTTTGTGCCTGCGTTTAAATCTATGAATAAAGTCATTGTTGGGCTAGTGCGTTTTGAAACTTGAAACATAGATTGATAGCCAATTTCAGTAGTGGCATAGGCAACCATTTGCCTTCTATCAGGAGATTCAATTCCGTTTGCTGGTGCAGTTCCGATGTTAAAAGACTTTTCATAATACCTCTGACACAAAGCCAATTCAGTTCCATAAGGTCTGTAATCAAAGCTAGTAGCTGTAGAGCCTACCTCTAATTGCACATTGCCACAAGTTCCTGTGTTGAACTCAATGTTAGTGTTTGTTCCCGCAGTAATTGTTCCTGTTATTCCGCTTGCACCAAAGCTACCAGCACCAATCTTGCCTTGTGCTGTGCCTGTCCACGATAAAACATAAGTGCCACCTTCGGGTAAGTTAGCACCTTCAATGACTTGAATAATAGAACCAGCAGTAATTGTAATGGTCGTATTAACACCAGTAGAGCCTTGTGTAAAGGTATATGTGCCACCGCTTGCACCGCCCTTCCATCTGTCGTGTCCGTAAGAACCTGACGATAGTGAAGTGCCTGATGTATAGCCACGCTGGTTTATGGTGAAACCGCCATCAATGATGCGATTCTTGAATGCAAAGGTATTGGGTGTGTTGACCCCGTTTGTACCATCAATAATTACTGGCATTTAAATTCTCCATGATTAGCAAACTTACCATGATATTTTTCTCTTGCCATGACAGCTACAAGTTCGGCAAGTTCTAAATCATCAAACATTTGACTGTAAACTTTCTTTCTATTTTGGGTAATCTGCACCCAATACTTCTTGTTTTGCTTGTGCCAACTAATGTTCTTCATTCTTAACTTATTGTTGCTTTGCACAGTCTTGTTCCAATTATTCGATTGGTGATTGGCGGCACGCAAGTTTTCAATTCTGTGGTCTTTTTTAACTCCGTTAATATGGTCAACCACTTCAGGCATATAACCATGATGCATACAGAAAATTACCTTATGGATACAGTAAGCCTGACCATCTAGGTTTACTACACCATACATACTAGACATACAACCAGCACGCTTACCGATTAGACGCTTTGATGGATTGGTATTAATTTTCCAATACAGTTCGCCATTGCGGTACTCAAACGCTTCATTAAAGCGTTGTGCTGTGCCGTCTAAGGTTATAGGCATTATGCGACTCCTAATCTATTGGCTTGTTCAGCCTTAAATGTTTCGTATGCTTGGCGAACTTCGGGTGTCCATGCGGCATTAGCAATGTCTTGAACCTTTTGTTCTTGACCGCTAATGTCGGAATCAGGAGTTAATACCCAACGATGAAAGGTGCGAGATACAAACTCACCATCTCTTTCAATAATGGTAGCCTGACGAACATGAATACTCCAATCGTTTACGACTTCGATTTGGTCAATTTTTGTTGATTCTGAAAGTGCCATTTTATTTCCTTAAATAGTGTATGTTCCAGTAAATAAAAGAGTTCCTGAATTACATACAGCAATATCGCCATCATTAGGAGTGGTTGTTGCAAAATTTGCATATTTAATAGAAATTTCGCTTTCGCCATTGTTAATTCTTCCAAACCATGTGTAACCTGATGTAGAACCACTAACACTTGAAATTCCCGATAAAGTAAGCCCTTGATACACACCAGCATTTGAACCAGCAAAAGGTAAACCACCAATTCTTAAATTTCCAGTTCCATTAGCAGTATTCCATGTTACATAACAAGTTATAAAAACAAGCGTTCCAATTTTTATATATTTACCAGTTTGAACCGAATAAGTAGAAGTTCCAGCAGTAGAAGCACCTTTAATTGTTGGTGTCCAGCTCCCTTCCTCATAATCATCTAGCGTATTAGCGTCTGTGCTTGCTGATTGAGTAGCTGGGAATGTAATACCAGCACCGCTAGTAGATGGGGTAGCGTTACCCACACCTAAACAGTTTAATACCGACACACCTTGCGAGGTGTTAATCGTTAAAGCAGTCGTGCCGTTATTGGTTGCTAACTGTAATGAGCCTGAGTTATCGCCCTGAACTGTCACCCCATTGGTGGTTGTGGCATTTATGACACTTGGCATTGTAGAGCCTTTCTGAATCGTTTAAGTTGAGATTCGCTTAATTTTTGTTTAGATGCTTCAGACATTGGTATTCCTTTATTCCATGCGGTCATTACACCTTTAGTGCCTTTGTTCCAAGATGTGCGAACAATATTGTGTTCTTTGTAATAATTATCTTGAAATGTTTGTGCTTCTTCTTTGGTTTCAAAACGACCAATAGTTATACGCTTTCCGTTAATGGTAGCCCTTGCTCTATACGGCTTTACATTGTTACACCACTTTGCGTGTGCACCAAGAATATTGCCAATCCTGCCCTCTTTGCGGCAATTTACACAACTAACTTTTACAGAAAGTGCTTGTGCGGCATTTTTAGCCATTGGCAAGCCTTTGTTCCAAATAACAGTATTTGACTTTTTGCCTTTATTCCAAGCGACTTGACCCATGTGGGCTAATGATAAATTTTTCTTTTGCTCATCGGTAAACTTGTAACCTGATGCACCCGTACCGCCATCGGCTTTGTTAGCTAACTGATAGCCCATATCCCTAAAGCATGAAATCAACAGCTTTTCGTGGTCAAGTGCTTCCTGTTCAGTATCCCAACGAGCAAGCAGTTCTACATGGGGTCTGCCGTATTTATTGACAATATTCTGCCAATGAGAGTTACGCCCATCCATAGCATACGCACGCCTACGCTTGCCTTTTCCTATGTAGAAAAGACCGCCTTCAGGCTTGTAGTGTGCGTAAGTAAAGAACACTTATGCTACTCCCTTTTTATACTTAGCCTTGACCGCCAAGCAGTCAGCAATGTATTTATCAATCTGTGCTTGGTCGCCCTTTACTATTGCATCGAGGTAGTCTGTGACTGGCGGATATTCTGCGGCTCGTTTAGCAATATAAGCATGAGCATCTACATAAGCCTGAACTGCGGCTTTATCGTATGCGACTTCGTTGCCGTTTGCATCGTAAGCGACATCGCCACGAACAACAACGACTTGTTGATAAAGTTTTAAAATTGCTGAAGATAAATCAATCATGCGGCAATCTCCATTAAAGTAATTGTAGATAAAGCATCATTAGATTGTGTTTGCACATTTCCTGCTCCTGACGCCCTAGCTTGTTGAGTTTTATAGGTTGTAGCAGAAGTAGTGGCTGGACTATCCAAATAGCTAATTGATGCACCACAAATTGAACCACCAGTAGTATATGAATAATAAGCCGCAAAAGTGCCTAATCCTGTTGAATTTCTTACAAGTTGGACATTTACACCATTTGTGTTTGTTTGTGCGTTACAACCAGCTTGATTGACCAAAACAAGAATTTTGCTTGTTGCAAATTTAGGAGTAATGGTTGCAGTCAATCCTGTGTCGGTATAAGTTCCTGATGCAGTTGTTGTTGCAGTTCCGTAAGTAGCATTAACCACTTGCAATACACTACCTATTGGTAAAGCACCACTAGCAATAACTTGACCAGTAGTGCCTGTAGTAAGAACTGTTCCTGATACGGCTGGCAAGTCTAATACAGTAGTACCAGCAACGGCTGGTTCTTGTAATGTAACGCTACCTGAAGTTGAACCTACTAAAACAATGCTCATATATTGTCCTTTACATAATTACATAGCGTGAGCCAGACGGCACGGTAACCGTAACTCCACTCGCTACGGTGATCGGTCCTACGCTAAAACCATTTTTATTTGTGGTTATGGTGTAGTTTGCATTGATTGACTGGGTGTTTTCATAGATTGCACCACCAGCTTCAGCACCGCCACCACCGCCACCACCCGCTAAAACCCAATAAGTACCGTCATACACTACCGTATAAATACCGCCAAGCCTAAATTCAGCACCCGATAACGCTGATCCATCTTCATTTTTGACCGCAGTAGCAGCTAAAATGGTAACGGAATTGACTTGGACCAATAAAGTGGTAGCGCCCGTGTTAGCGTTGGCTGCTTCAAAGCTAATTTCGCAACCCGTAGCAATTGTAGTAGTCGTAATACCCGCTGGAAAGTTACAAACAATAGCGTTGGCTGTGCCAGTATCAGGGCTAAAATTGCTGTAATTGTTTAAATCGTTAAGTTCGTTTGTAATTGTTGTGAAATTGCTATCCAACTGCGACAACGGTAAGGTGGTTGTAGCATTTTGGAATACATTTGGAACTGCGGATACTGGTTTTGTCACTAGAACCTCACTCTTAGTTCATGCTCAAACTCAAAGCCATTGATTACAAACCCTGGGTTAGTAGATGTTACTGTAATTCCTAAGTATTTACCATACTGTTGAGCATCAGTTTTATATAAAGAATACCCCGTTGTACCCCAGCCAATATTTGTACCTGAGTTATTGTTCCAAGGAATAATTTGCAAGTTATTGTTTTGCCAATTAATTACAGAAGTCAAGGTATAAGGCGTGCTAGAACGGTTTTCATTGTCCACCGTAGCCAACATCGTAATAGTGCCGTTGGCGGGCGCAGTCGCTTCAATACCAATTTTAAGGGCTTGCTTAGTCCGAATTGGATCGGTCATTGGCATTAAGGCAGTTCTTACACGGCTTGTAATTGAGCTGGTGTTATCGGCATACAAACGATATAGGTTATTGCCTGAAGTGCCATACACCAAAATCTGCCCTTCCTCTGGCACAGAAGTGATGTATTTAATGTTGTTACCTTGGCTAGATATAAACCATTTCTTTTCAAAGAAAACAGCTTGGATAAACCGATAGCTATTGGTAAATACTGCATCAAAATATCTGAAATTAAAGACTGCGCAAAGGATGTTGTTTAACAAAACCTGACCAGCGTAAACGGGGTTTGCAAAGTCAATATTAGGGAAAACCCCATCTAGGGGATCAGATAATTTAGAAGTGGTTGATCCGACTAGGGCGTACACCCCATAGTCATTCATAAATAAAACAGATCGGAAGTACGGGAATATAGCGTTTTTAAGCTCCGAACCCACCGATGCGCTCACATTGGTATTGGTAAACAAGGTAAGTCCAGCATTGGTTACCCGTACATCCGAAAACACATTAATGGAGTTATCACCAAAAATGTACAAAAAGTTGTTAGCGCTAAGTAACTGGACAATGTTGCCATGCAGCGTAGAATCCGTTAGGGTAACCGATCCCGCAGAAACGCTCGTAAAGTCGCTATACGACCCCGCAGCGCTGTAATAGACTGTGCGACCAGCCGCAATCCAAACACGCCCTGAGAAGCTCGCTATGCCCACATTCGGCTCAGAATTGACAATGGCTTGCAAGACAGCGCCATTACCACCGCCACCAGACACCGTGGCTGTCACATTGGCAGCATTGGTGTAACCCGATCCTTGGTTGGTCATAATGACCTGAGTGACGACATTACCTAGGACAATCGGTACAGCCGTAGCTCCCGCACCGCCACCGCCTGAAATAGTCACAATCGTATTGGCTGCGTTGATGTAGCCCGATCCTTCGTTAATAACCACCAAAGAGAGCGTGCCTGTTTGAAAGTTAAATAATTGGGCTACGGCATTAGCACCCGTACCACCTCCGCCACCGCTAAAAGTGACCGTTAAATTAGCAGCATTAGTGTAGCCAGTACCCGCATTTACAACTGCTACTGAAGTTACTACATTAGCTGTAGAGATAGTAGCTGTTGCATTAGCCTGTTCTCCACCCGTTTGGTCTGGAGCGCTAATCGTAACGGTTGGCGCTTCGGTATAGCCTGTACCTTGATTAACAATTCCTATCAATCCAACAGAACCGATAGTTACAACATTATTAGAATCCCACGAAAAGTACCCTTTAGTCGGATCAAGGATGAGCATACGCTCGTTATTCCATTGGGTAGTATTAATGCCTGTAGCGCTAAAAGTGCCAGAGGATGCCACATTGCCAAAGGTATCGGTATTAATGTTGTAATACTGAGCCGAACCATTGTCCATAAAAGCAACAACATAATCATTCAAGCCAATATTGACATTGGTTAAATGGGTAACCGTATTAGAAAAAACTACGGCATTACCACTAGAATCAGTAACAATCTCGCTGTTGGGAATAATTTTAATATTGGCGTACCCAATCGGTTGAGCATTTTCAATCCAATTAAATTCGTTTTCGTCAATCGCTGTGCGATTAGCTTTGGTGTTTAGCCCTCTAAACTGTTTAACAACGGCATAGGACTTTTTCTGTTCCGCTGCTGCCATGGTTAATAAGGTGAGCTATAAGGGGTTGGAATTCTACGGGTAAATACTGAGGTAAGAACCGCAGAGGTTTGTTTCATGTATTCCTGTTTATAAATCTCTGCTTCACCATAACTTTGTTCATAGTATTTAGCGAGATACGCAGCATAGAATTTGACTGAACTAGTGTATGGGTCTTTAATGGAATCGGTAATACCAGGAGTAGCTAATACTAAAGGACTTGGCAAAATAACCGTATCAATCTCTAGCTGGTAGGCTTGGTCGGGTATTGGTCCAATATAAATATTGCTTTGTCCATAGTTACTAAAAGCCAATGGTCTGCCAAGATAATTCTGCCAAAAACGCAAGCGTACATTAAAGTCTGACCAAGCTAAGTAATCTAACGGTACACGGGTGTTACCCCAATATAAGTTGATATTAACAATATCAAGGGTTTGGTCGCCCGATGGCATTGCTGCGTAGTAAATGTTTTCGCAATTGCCTACATAAGTCAAACCAGCCGTACCGTTTAAAAATTGGGTAGAGGGTGGGTAATTGGTAATATTGTTTTGTTGACTTTGTGGGTATGGCGGAGGAATTGTATCCGTTGTTCCAGCAAGAGTAACCTGATAAATAAAAATATTACTAAAAATAAAATCATTTAAAGCTACTGGTGTACTAGCTGTCCACGCCACGGGATTGGTAGGAACTGCTCCATTTAAAGCAGACGAGCTTGGTACTTTACAAGGAGTTTGTACAATTTGAATAGTGCGCAAACAGCCCGTATCACGAACAGCTCTTTCTCTAGAGCTATTAATGTAATCCGTTAATTGTGAATCGGTATAAAAGTTTCCGTTTGCATCATGGAGTAATCGTCTGACTTCCGTAATGTAAGTCGATAGAGTTGCCATTTAAACTCCATAAGTCATGCTGCCACCGAGAGGACTTTTCCCCCCGCCCTCTTTTGGGAAGGTAGGGGTACTCTTTCCACCAACGGGGATAACGATTGGTTCTTTTTAGGCGCTTGAGTAGATAAATCCCATTTTGCTAAACGATCCAAACCTTCTTGAAAATCATTAGCGGTTTTTATCCAACCCAATCTAGCCAAGTGGGTGGTCTTATCTTCTTTACCGTAACCAAAAATATGACGGGCAGCTTCCTCTGAAATCTCTACAGTTGCACCCTTTTTAAAGTCATAAAATACTCCACCGAAGCCATCTCTTAGGTCTTGGTCGGAGTTATTGGTTACATAAATCATTAGAAGCTCACCACTTGTCCAAACACACAAATATCTACGGTGTTGGCATTACCAGAAGCGGTATTGACATTTACATATAGAGCTTGAGTTGATGCGCCAGAAACAACGGTGTTCGCTGGATATGCAATAGTTAAATCTTGGTATTTGCCAGCAGCGCTTACTGCCGTTAAGGTTACATTGGCAACAACCACATTGGCTGCTCCCATGTTTCCAGCACTAGAGATACTAATACCAATATCTGCACTTGCAACAGTTCCAGAAGGGTTTTGCACCGTGACTTGACGGATAATCACCCCACCAGAATTGCCAGTTGCACCACCGTTGGTTAACCCGCCTGATACGAGAGGAATCTTAATCTGCGCAGTTCCCGTTGTTGCTAGGGATTGCGCAGTTAATTTTCCAATTAAGCCGTATCCAAAACTGTTTAGGTAAAGATTACCTACTGCGTTGGGGTTAGCCATTGTTTCTCTCCTTAATCGTTGTAAGTGCCAGAAGCAGCTTCACCACCGTTTACAGTAGCCAAGGTTACTGTAGCGTTAGTTGTAGCAAGCAAGCGTACATTTACACCATCGGAGATCACAACACCACCCACATTAATAGCGCCCACATTGCTGTAGGTTGCTGTGCTTGTAGTTGTGTTATATGCCGATACTGCTTGGATAATCACATTAGCAGTTGCAAACATGATGTAAGTACCAGCGGGAACGGTTGTACCAGCGGTAGTTGCATCAATGGTTGTAAGTTGCCAATAAGCTCCAGGCGTATTGGTTGCGCTACCTGAGATCAGGATTTTATTTAAGCCGAGTGCCATGACTAGTTCTCCTTATAAAGAAATAGAGTTGTAGCCAGACACTCTGGTCATTGACTTCGGCTTGGTGCTTACCAATTCGGCAATCATCAAGACAGCGCCAACATAACCAATCTGCCAGTTTGGTAAAGTGCTTTCAAATCCAGTAAACACAAAGCTACCTTGATCGTGAATATACAAGCTCAAGTAGTTCGAGTTAATGAAATAGACAACACCCTCTGGGCAATAAGGGTCTGGATAAATAGGTACACCAGCGACCATCAAAGCACGGAAAGCTGCTTGTGGTCCATTGGTATCGCTGTCAAAACCGCTACCTGGGGTAATCACATACTGCTCTTGACCAACATAGTCTTGAGCCAATAGTGTCCAAGTACCAAATCCGCAAACACCAAAAGTAGGCACTTCTGCACCGTTTTTAACAGTTCCAGAAATGTACTGAAGGATATTTTGACGAGTTGGGTTGACTGATCCAGCGTTGTAAACCTTCGATTGCCACCAAGTATAGGTGCTACGGTTAATGTTACCGTATGTACCCATGTTAGTACCATCGTCAATTGCGCCTGGCAAACCAATAAATTGTTGAGTGTTCGTGTAGTTGGTGTACAAAGCAGTCGCCATTGCATCCATCATCACATTGGTTGCATCGTTCATACGAGCTTCAATGAGAGGAATAATTGCATAGTCTTGCTGTACAGCACCTTCCATCCCGAGGAATGGTACAGGAGCAATCATCAGTTTAAGGTTGAACTCAGCGTTGTATGCACCTTGCTGTACTGATGGTTGCGTAAAGCTACCAGAGTAATCAGACCATTGTGCGTTAACGAACTGAGCGCCTTGTACTGGCACAGTTACCTGGGATACACCACCTGAAGCCTGTTGACTATTTGCAATCAACGCAGCCATCAAGGGTGTGCTGTTATAAAGTTGTACGACCAGTTTGGGGATAAACGCTCTACGAGTTACATAAGTAAGTTCGTTATATTGCGATGTACCCGCTGCTGGAAGAATACCGCCGCCTATAGGCATAGTTTATCTCCAAACAAAAATCTAAATATCCCCTATTACTGCAAACTTCAAATACCAATTGGTCGAGTGTTTTTACGCAATTCAGCCAATGCTTTTGCTGCTTCGTTTCTAGCACCTTGTACTGGATTTTTCCAATAGTTATTCAGGTCAAAACCTTTTAACGGACTTGGGTTGTAGCCAGATGGTGTAGGCACAGCAGCTTGTTTCATCCAATCAAAATACTCGGCAGCCGTTTCGTGGTTTGATATGTTCTTCTCAAGCATAATTTTCTCGATCTGTTGAATATCATCATCCGAACTAGCCAAACCTTTTTTAATCAATCTATCTCTGCGCTTTTGCAATTCTTCCAACGCTTCTTTTTCTTTCAGCTTGGCTTCCAATTGCATGACACGATCTTCAGCAGCGCTTACTTTTTGCTCAGTATAGTCCTCGATTTCAAGTTCAGGTATGGGCAAGTTTGGGCGCAAGCGTTTTGTTAAACGCAATGCTTCTTTACGAGTAGAAGGATTCTCAGCCAACTCTTTCATCAAGAGGGCTAATTCATCCCGCTGTTCTAAACTAATATCTTCTAAGCTCATCTTTATCCCCTTTTTTCGTTAGATGACTTTTTTGGTATCACCAGGCTGGCTCATGGTCATCATGTTTTTGCTGCCAGCTTTGTTTGATGCAGACAAGCCACCAAATTGAGAATAACGGGGAGTATTGATTACTTGTCCGTTCTTTTGGTTGTTGTCGGTTGGTTTGCGAGGAGCAGAAGCACCACGGGGTTTAAACAGTTCCATAATAATTTCCTTTACATGGGTTGAGGTAATGGCATACCGCCACCGCTAGGCATTGCTGGCGGGGTTGGCATCATGCCAGGAATCGCTGGCGCAGAGGTCATTGCTTTACTCTCAGGTGTTGCGCCACCCGCTTGAGGTAAAGTTTGCAACATATTTAAAATTTCAGTCGGTTGCAATTCATCGGTACGCTCTTTGTTTGGTCCAAGAATCCCTGTAATCACACGGATTGCATCTAAGACACGCTTGCCTTCCGCAGAGTTCACACCAATGCCAGGCAAACTTTGATTGAGCAAATCCATCGCCATGGATAAATTCAACATAGCGGATTCTTTACTGCCCATCTTGGGTTCGGGTGTTGACATGGGAGCTGCCATGGGTGGGGTTGTCACATCGGACAGCACCGCTTCCTCATCTTTTACTTCGACCATTCCGCCTGGGGTTGCTCCATCCCGTTGGCTTTTAATCATTTTCATCAGGTCTTGTTGTGGCACAGCCATACATTTTTCCTATCAAATTACTGCATAGATTAAACCTAATCTATAAGTTGTCAAGTGGGTAGCTGTATTTTAATTCCCGCTACCCGAGGAAATCCCGTGAAGGAACTTATCGACAGGCTTTACGACCACGCTTCATTTTCTTACCGTACATATCAATCTCCTTAAAAATTAACGCACATCACGCCCGTACACCCGTGTACTAGGTGAACGAGAGTAATTCTGAAATCCTTGATTCCGATATTGCAGTTGGGCTGGTGCATCACCTCGCTTGAGGGATTCGGTACTCACAATCGGCTGATCGGCTCTTGGTTGTATCTGTTGATTTTCCATATTTACCCCACTATTGGTTCACTTGGACCACCTGAGGTTGCAGAAGCGGGTAGGCTTCCACCACCACCTGTTGCCATCTTAGTCTTTAATTTATCTTTTAACAACTGCTTCATTGGAGGTTCTAGCATATCAAGCAATGCTTCTTGGTCAATTGCTCCCGCCTTAAACAAGTTAAACGCTAAGTTCTTTAAATCCTCGGTAAAGATTGGGCTATTGCTATGGGCATCGACCTTAACCACAAAATCCCGTGTAAATTGGTCTGCAATAAAGGGATTACCCTCAGTATCGGTGTAATGGGTAGGATCATAAAATTGCATGAGCTTGAGGTACATGGTAGCGACCTTTTCAAGCGCATCCTCAATAATTAATGCCCGTTTCTTAGCCCGTGAGCTACCTAATCGTGCCAATTGGCTAGCATGACCTTGACTTCTAACGCCTGATTCGCCACGCCCAGACAGAACATTGGAGATTCCTGATACCTCGGCAAACATCGCATCAATTTCTCGCAGCATATCAAACAAATCATTGGGCAAATTGGGTGCTAAACGATCCACTTTAGCGTTGGGCATATCCGAAGCGAGCAGTCCACCCGCCCGATTTAAGGCAAAATTCTTCTCATCGAGTATGCCCGTAAAGCCTGTCAGGGCTGTAGGAGGGCTAACTTGCTTACTAAGCAAGTCCAAAATCTCGGTCATGCGGTTATTGCGCAAGGATTGAAGCAAAATGAGCTTCTGGCACTCCGATTCACCCCAGTAATAATCGTATAAAGGGTTCGGACAGAGCTGGATAAATGGACATTCACCCTTCATAAACAAGGATTCGCCAGGTCTATCGTAAATAATCACATTGGGCTGGGCAATGGTGACCACCTGATAGTCACCAATATCATCATTCCATACCCATAATTCGTGCATTTCAACGGTATCTTCGGCTAGTCTGGCTTGATAGCGCATCTCGCCATACAAATCCATGTTCACATTACCGTAAATGGTTGGGTTGGTTTGGCTTGTAACAATGCGATTGACCGCATCAGGAATGTCGCTATCTTGTGGACCAGAGCCAGTCGTAACACGCTTGACTAGTTCATCCCGCTTGGGATGGGAATACAGACGGGCGTAGAGGTCCGATTTAGTAATGTAATAGGTCTGAACGATGGCTTCTTGCCTGTCTGTATAAGGGGTGTCCTCCCGCAGTACGCCTACGGAGGATGGTTCAATCATGTACGGGTGTATGCCGTTATTCACCACTAACTTTAGATAAGTGGTGTTGTACACCAAAGACCAATTTAAGGCTTGCGAGAACACTTGGTCGGCATTGGAATTTAGCCACTCATCATTTAAGGCATTGGTTAAAGATGGTGTTTTGCGGTGTTCAATGTGATTGACTGACGCACCAAGCTGAATAGAAAACCGAGTAGTGTCTGCCGAATACAAGAAAGAAGAAAGCTGGTCAAGGTGCGGATTAATTTTATTAAAGTAAGCTGGTGGTTCTTCTGGACCAGCGCCAAACAAGTAATACGCCCGTAGGGTATGGTAATCCGCCCGCCTTTCCTCCTTGGATACCAAGCATTTTTGCAAGGTTTCTAAATAAAAATCTTCTCGTTCTTGTGCGTTTGATGGGATTCTCATGTCTTAATCTTTAAGTTGTCAGGATCACGCAGAGTAGATTTTGGATCAACCCTAGGTCCTGATTGTATGCCAGCTTGAGAAGGTGTCAAGCCCACCGCTTCATCCCGTACTGGTTGAATACCTCGACCAGCAAGTAGGGATTGCATATTTAGTCCTTGGAATCCGCCACCCCAGATCGCTGCATCACCAGGGCGGGCTTCTTTTGGCTGCGCTTGCGGGATCGATTCAGGTTTGAGCTTGTCCTTGTTACCTCTTTTGCGGGTAGCGTACTTTTCGACTTCTGCGTATTCTTTTTCGGAGAACTTGTTTTTACGGGTAAGGTATCCGCTTTGGTTTTCGCCTTCTCTGGTGGTTTTGATGTTTGACATATCAAACTCGATGGCAAGTTGCTTGGTTGACTTGTCGGTAAACCGAGTTTTTGCTGAAAGCATTGCTGGAGCTTGGAGAAAAACGATAAAAACTTCATCTTGACATCCTTTCATTGGGCATTTTGCCTTGTTGCTTTCAAAGTACCCGTGTGTTGGGCATTTGTAATCATTTTTTACAGCCATATCATCCCCTTCCTAACTGTTCATCTAATGTACTATCTGAATAATCATACTTCTTATTAATACCTAACTTAATCTTAATCTCTCCATTAACCACTTGCAACTTGGTTACTTTCTCTAAAGCTGGCTTGGATTCTTTGCGGTACTGCACAAACTTGCTGGTATCTCGGTTTTGCATAATGGCAACTTCGCCATCTTTCCACTCGTTGTACGCTTTGCTAACCCGCCTTTGCACATACTCACTCAAGGGTTCGGTGTTGTTTAAAAACACATCCCGTATCTGGTTAATGGATACGCCACACAAATCCGAAAACAAAGGAATACTAATTCCTCGATCTTTGTCTGACAAAAATCGGTGCATGATAATTTTTAAATCACGCTTTGGAATCGTGGGTTTCATTGTCCATACACCCCAATGCGTTTTAAGTAATCCGATACATTACGCCCAACGGTTAATTGTTCTGGAGTAAAGTCGTCTTGCACCCGTGAGATATTGCGGGTAATCTTTTGGGCTATTAGCCTAGGTTGTACTTGCTCTGCGTAAGCTGCACACGCTAAGGCTGAAGCAATTACTCGGTCATCTTTATTACGCCCAGAAGCCATGATTGAGCCACCATCACGCACCATGGTTTTCATTTCTTCAATGGTGTCCATGTCGTAAATGTCCATCATGCCACGCTCAAAGTAATCTTTCATGTAGGTGAGCATCCGTTCCTTAGTCGCTGCCGTAGTCAGCCAGCCAATGCTGTTGGATATTCCGCCCAAGGTGTCATTTCTGCGCCAAATGTAGTTTTGCATATTGGCGTACACATCCATCAGGTCTTTGCCCAATGCGCTACCCATGTTGGCAGCCTGTCGTCTTAAATTCTTAAGTTCGTTAATCACGGCTTGACCTGGACCGTTCACTTCAAGGTTTAGGGTCGAGTTTTTGTATGCACCCGCTAAGTGGGCAATGATCCAAGCAAACTGGTAAGTGTTTAGTTCCGAAGTTGCAAAGGAAGCTACTTGCTCCAGCCCATCAGCATATACCCGATAAACTTGAATACAGAAGCGATCAGCCCAATCAGAACTGCCGTAAGCGGGATCAGCGCCAATAACATAGTAAGCAGTATCAACAGGCTGCTCCCAAACTTTGAGTGTAGCCAATCTTTCTGTGGATTTAAGGACTTCAGTATCTTGGAAGTTAACTCCAAAGCTGTATCTAAAGTATTCACAATCCATTCGCTTAATCTTTTTGACGGCATCTGTACACCTTGCATTAGAAAAGAAAGAAGTTCCCGTCATCACGAAAGCGTAGTCCTCGGTCGGTGGGAACTCCTGGTACATTAAGCTGTCATCCTTAATGCCTTCATAGAGCTTCCAACGCCACCAGGCTATTTGACGGCTATTGATTTCAAAGTCGTACAGCTTCTTAATATCCCGTACCCATTCTTTTTCTTCGCCTGTGAGCTTGCCATCCCAATACACTTTGTAGGTTTGACCTTCGGGATCTAGGCTATAGAGTTCATTGCGCCACCAGCCACAAAAAATAGCCCGTTGGGTTCTAGCTCTTTTAGCGGTGACATACATATCGTGGAACATATT